GTGTGGTGCGCCGTTTTCAGTCTCAGGGTTATCTACATTTAGTTCACTTTGTCTTCTTATATTTGCCGCTTGTCTACCATCAAAACTAATTCCCGTACAATTAATATCAAAAAATAGCCCCTTATATAGATTTCCAATTTCTATCATACCACTTACAATTGAATTATCCTCTTCGTCTAATTCCTGAATAAGAGGTGGCAAATTATAAGAAGTGGTTGTCAAATATTGTACAATTTTTGGAAATCCTTGCCAATCGCAATCAAAAACACCACCAAGATTTACAATATCGGCTGAAAACAATTTCATGTTACTACCATCTAGTAAAATTGGTGGGTAATACAGGGTATTTTTGTATTTGACCATTAACCCATTTTTAAACCTATGTGAAAAATTGTCGTTTTCATCATTTACCGTGGTATCTATTAATTCGTTTGACCTACATGGGTTATAACCAGTACCCCCGGAATAATCATTACAATTTGTTTCACAAAACTTTTCATTACCTCTTTTTTTCTTTTTATATTTTAATAAATAAAAATACAAAGAACCATTTATCCAATCATTGTAAAAATCTAATTGAAATAATCCCAATTGTTCGGCTAATACGGCTGAAACACAATCGGTGTATTGTTGTACTGTGTTTCCACATCCGGGATACCACGTTGTTTCTGGGTCGGATGGACACTTCATTGGTATTGGTTTTACATTCTTGAATGGTTTCCATCCAAAAATACTCAAACCTCTTAACCAGCATAGAAATACGTTTAATGAAGATACAATAGTGGTGATAAGTGTTAAAATAAAACACACTATTGTAAATAATATATTATTTTTGGTAAATGCTCTATTATATGGAAATGGAGTTTTGTCTCCGACACATCCATCAACATCTTTAATACCAGTATAGTTTTTTGTTTTTTTTCTAGCTTCTGATTTTTCAACCCTAGATATAAAATTTTTTACCGTATATACTTTATTCCAATATATGTCTGTAAAACTTGAATCTTTAGTTGTTTTATCAAAATTAAAATCCAAATCATTAAGATTACTTGGATTGTGCGGGATTAAATATTTACCCCTTGTTCTTAATCTTCCGGTTCCACCACCCTCGTCCATGCTAACCCTAAACCTGACTCTAGCTCTAGTTGGTATGCCACGATTCTCATCGTCAGATGGAACAAGATTTCCGAATTCATCTGTTACAACATAATCTAAGTTCATCGGAATTTGATACGCCCAAGCACCGTCCGAATCTATGACACGACCACCATCAACATCAAATTGTTCAATTTGATTGTCTAGAGTTTTTCTAATCATTTCTATTGTGCCTTCTCTAGGAACTTGTTCGCAGAGCTTTCCTATATCTTTTCTAGGTCTACATCTTTTATTTATACTATTTTTAGTACTATCACCAAAAACACTACCCATGAACATTGCTGTTGGCCTGACAGAATAATTAAGGTCAAAATCTAAACGATTTATTCCTATTTCACAGGTATCAACATTTCCCCAAAATGGTTGAACATTGACGGATGAGTTAAAGGATTTAATTTGTACCAATGAATTTAAATTTTTTCCAGATTTAAATTTTGTTGGACTATAAAAGAATTTTGATGGTGTACCTTGTTCAATTAAATCATATGGTCTTTGGGAGATTATACCGATATCGGAAACGTCAACGTCAACATGTACAGTATATGTACCTAATGGTACGCCAAATATCATAAAATCTCCCGCATAATTGGTTGTAGTTGTGAATTTGTAATACTTACAATAAACCTCAAGCATTTGGTCATTGTCTAGTATTTCTCTTTTTGCTGGAAATGTTCCAACTGGTGTATAGCAATCGTTTTGGTTGTCCGATTCTTTTGGTAATAAATTATACCTAATACCGTCAATATTTTTATCATTTACAGTTTCATATGGGTATAAACCAAATATTTCAGGGTTTAGTTTATCCTCATCCGTAACGGGTATAAAAACTGAAACCTTTGCGTTTGGTACACCAAAACCGCTATTTACAACAACACGACCAACAATCACACCATAATCAGAACAAAAATTCTCATAAACTTTGTCTTGACTAATTTTTAATGACAGAATTTCAATAAAGTCAAATTTTTGGTCCAACTTTAAGTTTAAATATGTGTCATTACCGTTAGGCGTTGTTCGTATTCTAATATTATCGGACATTAAAAAATTATTTTAATTCAATTATTTCATCTGGCTCTGCTAATTCATGAAATTCTTCAAGTGGAGCATCAAACTCATCGTCAATATCATCTTCATCATCGTCTTCTTCTTTTTCCTTAAAAATTGTTTTACCAATATGATATACCAATGGTAATAAATTTATTTCTTTTGACAAAACAACAACCTTGAATAAAGCCACAACAAAAATGACAAAAATTACAGGTGTTAGTATTACTAAAAAAAATAAAAAAAGAAACAAATTAATTATATAATTTTTAATTGTATGATTTTGTTTTACCTTTGTTTCATTAATAACAGCATTGACGATTTCTTGTTTTGATTTTTTACAACTTGTACAAGCCATATATATAATTTTATTTTACCCTTACTACAATATCCGTGGCTGGGTATTTTATTTCAAACATAGTGGTTGGCTCACCAAATAATGTATAGTTGTCTGTAATATCAATTTCTCTTGTCGCATCATCAATATAGGGTTGTGAAATCTCATTTACAGAATATTTCCCACCAACATTATTATAAACTCTTAAGTCTATTACATTAAGTACACCACCAACATTATTAATTGTTTCAAGAAGATTTGATAAATACACGTTTTCACCCATATCAAAATTGTTGATGCTCATATAGTTATTTACAGCATTGACAACTTGAGATATTATTTGTGATTGTGGATACTTTTTATCAATAAAAAGGTCAATTTGAAATGATAAGTTTACAATTCTACCGTTTGTTATCTCAACATAATCATTCAACATTCTATAGTCAGAAAGATATGTTGCAATGTTTTCTTTTAATGTGCTTGTTGATGAGTTATTTAGTTTACCATCAGAGTCTAATCCCATGATATAGACCTTAATTTTGTTTTGTTCTTCAAATACACCTGTTCTAAACGGTACCCCAAATTTACTTGGCATAAGAGCTATTCTTGATTGGTAATCTTTTATTGTTACCGCTCTGTTTTGTGCTGAAAAATTATATCTTACAAGATTTCTAATTTCTTCAACTGATGGTTCATCTCTTCCACCCAAGGCTGGTAATGGATTATTTACCACCAATGATGTTTTAACTGCGTTATTTTGTGCATTATCAGCACCATTAACATACATATTCATTAATCCTACGGTATTGATAACGCCTTGACCTAAATTTGTATCAGCTCCACCGCCAACTCTATACTTAACAAAAAGTGTTGTGTTTGGTGAATGAGTTATACCTAATGATAAATTATTGATAAAGTCTCCGATTTGATTTACCAAATTTGCATTCACATCAAAATCACATAATGAACTAGTATCCTGTGTTCCACCGCCAAAAATCATCTTAAGAAATCCCAAATCTGTAAATTCAGTAATAAATCTTTTATTTACTTTGATATATTTCCCCGGCCTAATTGATAAATTATCTGAAACACTATTTAAATCCTCGACAAAAACTTTATCTTCTGCCAATGCATCAACCTCAAACCATCTATAATCAAGATTTAAGAAATCATCAGCTGTTGGTTCTGAAACGTAGTTGGTTCCGTCTAATGTTATCACTGAATCGATAGATAAAACATTATCATCAGGTAATGTAACCTCTAAAAATGGCCTAACATCGGCGGTTGTTATTATTCTCTTAAAAACCTTTGTGTAACCATTAATAACAAACTCTCTCTTGGTGAGAGTATAATTTACAAGTGTTCCGTTTGAGTTAAAATTTGGAATTATAAGCCTATTTGGTACGCCGCCAACACTAAATGGTGATGAAAAATCTATATCATATACTGTTTCAAAAACTTTTCCAGCACCATTTACTTGTGCTCCAGCTTCAATTATTGGTGCATACGATACGTCAAATGTGTCACCAAGAACTGGAATCGTAACCGAAAAATCAACAATGGTAACGGATGGACGTTTACCCGGTATCTTAAGCCCAAAAGTTCTTGCCATTGAAAGGATTGAACTTCTTTCTTGTGCGTAATCAATTTGTGTCTCCTGAAACATTCTATCCGTATTGAAGGAAAGCATATCGCCAACTGCGGCGTTAAGCTCAAGTAACATCATACCAACAGATGCATCATTAAAATCATTAAAAATGTCTGGATAATACTGCCTTACCATATTAACCAAATCAGCTCTTATATCAGCAAAATTTCTGCTTGTGTAATTAACTCTTTGTGCCATATTTAAACATTTATAATAACGAAATCTGCAATATCAAATACGTTATCGGTTATTGTATAGTCCAATCTTATTGTTGCAATGTATTCATTGTCATCAGAGGGTGTAACGGTTAAACTCTTAATTGTAAGATTTGGTAAATACTTTTTTACTGACATTTTAACCTCTTCTGTTATTGCATCAAGTGTTAAAACGTCATTTGGTTCGAATATAAATTTAAGTAAATCTGTACCAAAATCTGGATTATAAAGTCTCTGACCCTTTCTGGTTAACAATAAGTGCATTAGGTCGGCTTTGATGGCCCTTTGGTCATCAGAATTAAGGTTTAAAAAAAAGCCTTGTGGGCTATTTTTAAACGGATAATCTATGTTTATGTACTTTTTTGCCGCCATATTCTTGGTTTATAGATAAATATGATAAGAATTTATTTTTACAAGTAAATGTAAAAATAAAGGGGACCCAATGGGTCCCCCTTATTAGTTTTCATAGGTATAATTCGTTACGCAGCAACAACTTCGCAGCCACCGCCTCCGCAACTTACTTCTCCGCTTAGATTTGTTGTGTCAGAAATTTCTACAACTTTTGTTAGGTCGATGTCGCTTAAAACCTCCATCATTTTATCGTATTTTTCTCTGCTACAGTCCTCAAAAGGGGCTTGAATATAAGAGCCTCCATCATAGGGTAAAACTGAGATACCGTTAAATGACTCTCTGTTATCCCACATCCATTTTCCAACACTAGGCCACTCATTTACTTTGTAAACCAAGTTTCCTTTGTCGTCTCTCCTATCTTCCATTATTGGGTTGTCGTTTGAATCATGTACAACGACTCCATTTTCATCCAATTTTGAGACTTTTTCAACCTCTTTTTTGATTGAAACGGTAACCGATACATTGTGTGTATTTTCACCGTCCCTATGGCCGTTTTTAACCCATTTCGTGTTGAATAATCTTACACGCTCTAATAGGTCCATTGGGGGTTCAAAACGTAAAATAGAACCCTCTGGTGCCTTTACAGGTAAAGATATTACAGCTTGGTCTTTTGGTTTGAAATATTCATCTTCGAGAAGCTCTGGATGGTAAATTGAAAGATATGTATAAATCGATTCATTCTTACCAACACGGATTCTTCTGATATAATAATCATTGTGCCAAGCATGAATACCAGATGCTGTGCCCAAAACCAAAGAACTGGTTCCTGATGGCTTAACTGTTGTTGTTCTAGCCGCCTTATTGATACCGATAAGTTTTGCAACTCTAGCGTTTTCCTTTAATACTACTTTAGCAGCAGCTTCAAGGTCATATTTAAGCACTTCACCAGAGCCAATACCTGTCATTCCAACACCAATCAGGGCATCCTTTTCTGTGGTACGTTTCCAAACATCTCTAAGATAATGGAAATTTGTATATCCAGCTTGTAGTGTTCCGATTAGCGAAGCCGCTCTGGTTCTATTTTCAAGGTCTTCTTGCGATTCTATATCGGATACGTTTACTTCGCAAAGATTACAAAACTGATATGGTCTAAGACCAATTTCACAACAAGGATTTGTTCCCCAGTCTTTATCGTTTGAAAAATAAACCCCCGGCTCACCGCTATTGCTGTCTTCAATCTTTTTCCAAAGTTGGAAGAAGTCTTCCTCTTTGATTTTATGTCTAAGAATTACAGCTGAATTATTTGCTCTACCCCTTTGTGGGTTTAATTCCCACCAAGCACCTGATTTTGCTGAAAGCATTTCTTCATCATCCATAGAGAATAATGAAATAAGTGCTGCTCTTCTAATACCACCTGTCAATACCGCATCAGCAATAAAGCAGATAATATCATGTGCCTCAATTGGTTTTAATTTCGTATTGTCTTCTTTTGCGTCAAGAATTTTTTTGATGTTATGAACACAATCCTTTAACGGTTGTGGTCCCGGTGCTCTACCACCACTGGTTACAAGCAACGCACCTTTTTGCCTAATATCCGAATAATCAAATTCGGGTGTTGACATACCTTCAAAATATGCCCTAATTAAAATTTTAATAGCGTCTGCCCATCCTTCGATAGAATCACCAATAAGAAATCTTTTTGTTCTATTCGGATTTGGTTTTCTAATTTCTGGTAATTGGTCGATATGGTGTTTTTGAACTGAAAAACCAACACCAGTACCGCCCAATAAAAGGAACATTGTTTCACTAAACGCTCTCCAATCATCAATTGGTAAATAAGCACAGTTATAAATTCTGTTTGGTGATATTTCAATTGGTTTTCCGCCAAATTGAAGCGACCTCATTGATGGGAGGACTTTCTTATTATAAACGTACTGATAAGCCTTTTCAATTTCATCGGCTATGTGAGGGTATTTTTTTTGGTGCATTTCTTTATTTCTTGTCACCAATTCTTCCCATGTTTCTCGTCTTTGTAATTCTGGGATATACTTGGCGTACTTCATATGTACCGTAATATCCGACAAGATTTTTGTTGATAAATCCATTTGCTTTTAATAAATTTTTGTCTTTTGGTTATTTTTAATCTAAAACACTAATTATCTTCCGTTAAATCATTGTCCTGAACGGCACCCCCTTCCACATTGTTATTCAGAATCGCTTTCCTTTTTTGAATTGCGCTTAACATGTCTCTAACATGTTGCTTCTCTTCCTTTTCTTTTTCTTTATTGTATTCACCCTTGGTTCTTGCAACCTTATCTCCGTTCATATCAATTTGAATACGTGCGTTATCAAATATGATATCCGGCAGAATCATACCGTCCTTACCAAATCTTGATTTGAGAATTGCCATTGTGGCTGTTCCATTTTCTTTTTGGTCTAAGGTTTTTGCTATCGACACCACAAAGTGCCCAATTTGCCCCCTTTTAATTGAACCACCCATTTGGTCAGCTTCAACGACTTCGGATTTAATTGAGCTTCTGTTTCCTTGTACAGCGGTCCATCCGGCAATGTTAAACTCTGAAAGCAATGTTTCAAATTGCCTCATAATGTTTCCCTCACCAGCGTTAACATCATCAAATCTTTTTGATGGCTGTACACAATCGATGTAGTCTAATAATACGATATCTGGTCTAACCCCTTGTGCTATCAACTTTCTAATGTACTGGCGAATGATAGGAATGGTTGTACCATCACTTGGGAATTTCTTGATTCTCAAGATTCCCGGTTCTTTTTTCTTTCTTTCGACCAACTCTTTGAGTTCGTCCTTATGTTTGGATAAGCTATTTAGGTCATATCCTGACCAACAAGCTAAGTGTTTTCTTTGAATAATTTTCTTGTCGTCTTCAAATACTATCTGTAAAACATTATGACCAATATTTTTTGCTGTATTCGCAATTTTGGTCATCATTGTTGTTTTACCAACCCCAAATGGTGCTAAGATGATAGCCAACTCACCTTTTGATAAACCGCCATCCATGATTTCATCAAGACCTTTTATTCCCGTTGGAATTGGCTTTCTAAAATCATCAGCAAGCACAGCGTCAATATTATCTAAAACGTTTATTCCATCGTCCTTATTATCACCATGTTCTAATGCCCTTTTTAAAATTTCTTCACATTCATCATATCGAGATATATCACCTTTATCAATAATTAATTGAATTTCCTTAATCGATTTCTTTAACTCTTGTTGTTTACAGAATTTCATTGCTTTATCCTGTACAGCAAAGCTATCGTTTAGGTTTGCGTCTTTGACCATTCTAAGTTGAGCCAAGGCATATTTTTGGTCAAATTCATTAGATATCTGGTCCAATAACCTAAATTCAAGGCTACCCATATCAGGAATAATATTATATTCCTGATATGCGTCCTTGATTGTGGATACTATTACCCTTAAATGTTGGTCATCAAAGTAGTTAGCATCAATTATGTCAATTATTGATTCGGCAAATTTGTTATCAACGAGAAGTTGTGCTACTAATCTAAGCTGAAAATCAGCACCTAAATACCCAAAACTTTCTCTGCTTATTTTTGCCATTATTTAATTTAATTTTTTTAAAAACTTTGATTTTAATAAATATCATTAAAGTGTCGCATTAGCGTACTTACGTGTATATTTTTTTTGACTCAAAGTATCTTTTATATCAGCTATAATATTAGGAATTAACTCCTTAATATCTACTTGATATCTTATTTGTGGTGGAAAAAAATTTCCAGAAAAAGTGCTTTGTGCAACAACTTCTCTATCAACCCTGATTTCAAAATCAAAGGTATCCTCTTTTTCATAGTTATTCCTGTAACTAACTTCTGTTTGTTTATTATATGGGTTATAAAAACGCCACAAATAATCTATCGATTTCTTTTTGAGGTGACTTGGTATCACCCCCATTGATGATGCGTTAACACCAGCAATTCTATCCATCAAAGCTTTAAGTTCCAATGATTTAAGTGATTGCTCGTTATAGTCTCTGATACTAAAGTATCTCTGACAAATAATGTGCTTATTGATATAAAGCACAAATTCAAATCTTTGTTCTTCGATTTTCTTGTTCATAATTGGTTTTTTGATGATTTCTTCAATTCTCTTTCTATTAACTGTTTAAATGGTAGTAAATATTCTGGATATCTAGTTGAACCGATGGTTCTTTCAAGTCCGTCATATTTCATAAATTTAAGCACATTTTTAATATCCCTGTCTTCCGTAGCAAAATTCCCTTCAATTAAATTTTGTAGCGTTTCTTTTGCATCTTCTGTTATCATCGGATTTTTTAAATCCACAAGTGCGGTGTTTATTTCATAAAGTTTATCACCTTGTGGGCCATCAGTTACACCATTGATAATGTTTTCGAGAATGACCAATGGTTTTTGCTTGGAATCAAGTCTTTCTTGCTGTAAAAGCTTTGCCTTCTCAATAATTTCTTCTAGTGTAACTTTACGTTCCTTGATTTCAGGAAATAACGATAAGAGTTTTGTTTCTTTCACACCCTTAACACCCTTTATTGTATCACTATTGTCACCAGTAATAATCTTAATAAGAGCAGCGTTATCTGGGTGATGGCAAAAGTACGAAGAATAATTGGTAATGTCAACATACGTCCTTAAATCACAAAAATATATTCTAATGTCTTCAGACATTAACTGACACATGTCCCTATCAGTTGTGCAAATCGTAATCTTTTCATTCTTGCGTTTTTGACCGCAATAATATCCAATGAAATCATCACTTTCAACAAACTCGTGTTCAACTTGTCTAATTAATAATTCTTCAAGATAGTTCCAAATCATTTTCTTTTGACGAACTTCGGATTCGTCAATTGGTTGGGTGCCATGTTCATAGTCTTTACCCCTACCACTCTTGTAAAGAGGATAAATGTTGTAGCGTAACTTACCGCTAAATTTACCATCCCAGAATACATAAACCCTGTGATATAAATGTTCGGCTAATAATTTACGTAGTATTGTAAGGAATTGGTATAAACCACCAATATGTTGTCCATGATGGTTATATTCACCCTTGGCTCCGAAAAAACCAAATTTAAATAAGGCATTTCCGTCAACCAAGAGTGTATTTATAACTTCTACTCGTTCACCGTTTCTCGGTGGCCTTTTGTTCAAGGTTCAAGTATTAATAGATTAAAAAAAAAATGTTTACTGTGTATCATCATCTAAGTTAATATTGCTTTTATTACCAATATCAATGATAAAATCATCGTATTCTGTATTAAGCTTTTCCTTGATGAAATCTTTGTGTTGTTCTTTATAGGAATCAATTTTATCTGGATTCCAATATCCATGTGGTGTTGATGATATCAACCCTTTCAATTCGATACCGTTTACCTGATTCTTTTCACATCTTAATTTAGTTGTGACACCAAACTGGAATTCATCACCCTTATATGTTGCTTTCAATTTCTCTGTGCTATGTGTTAAGATACCACCAAAATGGAAAATCATTCTTGGGGCATAGAAGAACGCTTCACCACCCTTATGTTTAATTACCTTATTTTCATTGTCCAACCAAACTTGTTGTACAATTGCAAATGTGGCTGTATATGGGTTGTCTTCTCTTCTAGAGGCTGGAATTCGATAATTAATAAGCGATTTAAAACATGTTGCAATCGCACCTGCGGTCCATTGATTATTTGTTGTCTTAGATGTAGCACCTTTAAAACAATTTATTGAACCAACAGAATCCCAAAAAAACGCAACATCCCTAGGTAATTCACCTTCTTGTTGTTTATCCAAGATATAATGCATATATGCTGAAATATCTTCAACAACTGGTTCGTGTCTTAGTGGTTTTGTTCCCATCTTGCTGTGTTGATGGTCATAATTTTGATACTTTCTCAATAAATCGTGACCTTGTAAAAAAATAAAGTCACCCTTATAGTTAATAATCTCACCAGTATCCGTATCAACAACTTCTTCAAACTGAATTCCAATATTTCGTGCGTGTTCCCAGCTCCAGTTACCTTCAGTTTCAAAAATAACTGGTAAAACACCAATCTTTTGACAACCAGCAACAGCTTCATATATCGCAGTCGATTTACCAGTATTTGAAAAGCCTCTAAAACTTACAAAATATCCCATCGGAATCCCCGGTAACTTAACAGCGTCATGAAACGCTTCTGATAACGGAATCCATCTTATTTCTTTTTCCTTAATAGTATAGTCTAGCCCTTCATTTTCTTTAAATGAGTCCAGATTAAATGTTTTTTTCTCAATAATTTTTTTTGGTTTTGTAGCCATTTGAATTTCTTTACAAGAAATGTTATTCTTGATAATAGAAAATGGGTAGCAAGATTACCACCCATTATCTATAAGTGTTTGTTTAGAACGGCAAATCGTCATCGTCGTCACTATCATCAGCAGCTTCATCGGAATCAGATGTTGGTACTGTTGCGGTAGTTGCAGCTACAACGTTTGGTTTTACGTTTGGAACACCAAGTGAAACTTCTTCTTCAAGGTTGTCGCCCTCTTTTTCTGTTACGGAAACCTTATCGATAAACTTCTTAGCATCTTTATCCCAAACAGGTGTACCACCCTTAACGATAATTTCAAGATACTCATAAGGTTTGACGCTATAAACATCTTCCCATGTTCTTGTATCGGCTAACCATTCTTTTGCCTGTGCCGCATCTTCACTTAATGGACTTGGGTCCACGTGTTGAATACTTTGTACAACAGGACGTTTGTTCTGGTCTCTTCCAATAATCACCAAAAGGTCTCTTCCGGTCTCTGGATGTGTAATGTCTTTGTTAACAGCTTTAAGTACACCAAAAATTTTGTCAAGAATACCTTGTTTACGATAGTCATGGTTAAATCTCCAGAACTTGATACCTTCTTCAGGCTTGTCTCTGTCAATCACCTTAACAACGTACATTCTTCTTGCGTTGTACTTCTTAGCTAATTCTTTGTCGGTTTCTTTACCAGTTGCACGTAAAGCATCATGTGCTTCGCAGAACGGGCAATCTTCACCCTTTTCGTGCTTTAAGCAAACGAATGTTTTCCAATCGCCATCAATTTGGGCTTTATGGCCATGAATTTCAACGAATGGGGATGAACCGTCGGTTGTTGGGAGAATTCGGATTCTCTTTGTGGCTGAATCCTGTTTTTCGGGTAGGAACGTGGTGAAATAATTCTTCAAATCATACTCTTTCACGTTATTGTTTCTTGTCTGAGGCTTAGAATTGCTCTCATACTGTGCTAGCATTGCTTCTAGCGTGTTTGCGTTACTCATAAAATGTGTGTGTTTAATATGTGTGTTTATTATATACTCGAATAATATACTAGAAAATAATATTTCACCTAATATACTAAATAATTACAACAAAGTCAAGTACTTTATCTTAAATTATTTTTCGATGTAAGCAAATATACGAAACGTTTTTTCGGGTTGCAACTTTTAACTTCTATAAATTGTTGGTAAAATATAAAAGGGTGCTAAGCACCCTTTTATTAATCATATATATCTTCTTCTTCGTAATCATCTGGAACATCAAACGTTTTCTTGATTGATGCGTCTGTAAATCCGCTATCAACATCGTCTTGTGTTAAAACATATTCTTGTTTCTTTTCGATGTCGTTTTGTCCTGTTGCGTCATAACCATCAACATCTTTCCAATAATCGGTTAATTTGATGTTATAAGGGAAAGAGTCCATAGACCTCATTTCTAATTTTTCGACAGGTGTTGGGTTTCTTTTGATAATTTCCTTTTCAAGTGCGTCAATTTTATGTGATAACGAATCCATTGAAGTAACCTTTTGTTCAAGTTCACCAAATTTTGCCAAAAGCTCACTTGTTTTTTGACTTGCGTCAGATGCGGCATTTGTTGCTTCTTCACCAGTTTTAACCAATTGGGTTACGTCTACTTCAACTTCATCACCCGAGTCACCCTCCATTCCACCAAGACCGCCATCATCTGTTCCAAATAGGTTTTCATCACCTTGTGGTGCCATGTCGGCATTTGCGTCAGGTGCGGTAACATCTGGACCACCATCTGGTACTCCAGCATCTTCTGGGGCCGCATTTGCAGCTGTTTTTGAGTCATCAGCTGGTACAGCGGCATTTGGGTCTGCCGGAGCAGCTGGAGCAGCCGGAGCAGCTGGGGCTGCATTTGGGTCGGTATCTGGGTCTTCGTCAACCTCACCAAGATTAGACCCTAAAATAAGGTCGTCATCTTCTTTTGGTTCTTCTGTATAAAAAGAATACTCAGACAAAAGTTTAAATTTCTTTAATTCCTCGTTGAGTAAATTTTGATTAAATTTTTTTCTCATGTTAAATCAATAATTGTCTACCGTCTTCAGTAATTATTTTTTTGTTGATTCTTTCAAGTACGCTTTTATCGTTTTTGATAACACATACCCCAGAACTGCAATCCATTTCCTCATCACTTTGTTGAGGGGTTGGTTGTTCACCTAAAAAGCTATCAATGGCTTTTTTGAGGTCTTTTTTTTTCATTTGGTTTTCCATAAAAATAGTTTAATTTAGGATTATCTTACATATAAATATCCCAAAAACCTTAAAAAATCCTCTTTATATTCCAGATAGCCAATTCCTTATTATCAATGAGTATTAATTTGTTCTGATAGTCAGACCAGTTAATTTTGAATGATTTATTATCGACATTCCCAATGTTGCCATTTGATAGGGTCTCAATCATCTTATTTAACGCATTTATTGTATACAATGCGTCACCCTTTTTATGAATAATAATTGCGTTTGGAAAAAGGTTTTTAAGGTCTAAACGTTTACCTTCCGGTATCGTTAGTTTAAATGTAATTATCAGCTTAGCCTCGTCGTCTAAGTTCTGATATCCAAAAATTTTCTCTTTTGGTATGTTGAATTTTCCGTTTAAATAGGTTGTAAACCAATCTAATCTTTCTGGAAATATAAATGATGCTAATAGTATTGTTTTATCCATGTTCTATTGAATATAAGAGTGGAACATACTTGACTTGATTGTCAAGATTTTCAACCCTTTTTTTATATTCAATAAATATTGGATTTTCAGTCAAAAGAACACCACCTAAAGCGATTATTTTTAGCTTGATTTTCTCTGGATTAATACCTATAAACTCAATAAAACTTAAATCAATTCCAAATATTATTCTATCACCATATATATAAAACATTGTACCATGTTGATAGGCAATTATTTTCGTTAAAGACCTGATTTTATTAATTATTTTTTTAATCTTTTTTTTGGTTAATAAAACCGGGTCTATG